GTTCCAGATTGAATAACAAGGACTATCAGAGATATGGCGGAAGAGGAATCCGTGTTTGCCCAGAATGGGATAGTGATTTCCGAAATTTTTATGATTGGTCGATGGGTAATGGTTATAGTGACGAGTTGACCATAGACAGAATCGACAATGATGGAAATTATGAACCGTCTAATTGCAGATGGGTAACGAGAAAAGAGCAAACAAGAAATAGGAGTATCACGAAAACAATTCCACTTGCCAGGATAGCTGAAATTGACGGAATTACTTATCAGGAGGCATATAAAAAGTATGTGTTATGCAAGTAATGCTATCGAATATGAGCGGTGCGAGAAGCCGGAAGGGGTGTGATGGTATGGCTAAAGCAGTATTGGTAATGGATATGCCGGAAAATTGTTTTAAATGCAAACTACAGAATTGGGCAAATTGCAAAATTACAAATAAATGCCATGTAGGAGGATGCAGACCAGATTGGTGTCCGCTCCGGGAACTGCCGGAGAAAGCAAATCATCCTGCTTATTGTGATAATGGGAGATTTGATAAAGGCTGGAATGCCTGCTTGGACATGATACTGGAGAACGCCTTGTCGGATTCTGTCGATTAGCGGGTGGTATTGAACTTTGAAAATTGAATATGGGCGGTTGGATGTGGTATAATTCCTCTATCACAAATGAAATGCTTAAGATGCAATGCAGAAATGAAACAGTACAAGTTTAATAGGGATTTTGGAATATACGGAAAAGAATACAATCCAGGAAATGGATATGCTGCTAGACAAAATCCTCATAATCCACACAGCATATATGAATGCTCCGAATGTGGTTACATGGAACTAAGTTCTAAGTATTGTGAAAATGAAGATATTTAAAAGCAATCACCAACCGTCAATATTCGATGGTTGGTATTTTCTATGGTACTAGAGAAAGCACTCATGATGTAGTATAGGTGGAGTAATAAAGAATCAGGTGTATTGATTTAATATTTATTTTGTTATATAGTATATCCATAAAGTAGTGCCGAAGAGCCGAATATATGAAACTAAAAATAGTTTCGTGTATTTGGCTCTTTTTGTTTTTAAGGAAAGGAAGTGGGGCATTGGAAAATTACGAAAAGGCAGAGCAGGATTATATAGCAGGAATGAAATATAAAGATATAGCGGAGAAATACGGGACAACTATTAACACGGTCAAGAGCTGGAAGAAAAGATATGCGTGGAGTAGAGAAAAGGGTGCACACAAAACTGAAAAGGTGTGCACACAAAAACAAAAGGGTGCACCTATAGATGATGGTACGAAAGACACATTGCAGAATGATGGACTTACACCAGAACAGCAGATGTTTTGTATATATTATAGCCGGACCTTCAATGCGGCACAGAGTTACCAGAAAGCATACGGATGCAGCTATGAAAATGCAATGGTCGAGGGAAGCAAGAGCCTAAGAAAACCCAAGGTTCGCAAGGAAATAGAACGTTTGAAAGAGATAAAACGTCAACAGATCATTGCAGGAGAAGAAGATATTGTTGAATTGCAGATGCGAATTGCTTTTGCGGATATCGGTAATTACATGTCATTTGGACAGAAAGAGATTACAGATTCAGAGACAGAAGATACCTATATGATCAGCACAGTTGATTTAAAAGAATCTCAAAATACAGACACACAGTTAATCCAAGAAGTTAAGAGGGGAAAAGAGGGGATATCAGTAAAGCTGGCAGATAAGCAGAAGGCAATTGATTGGCTGACAAAATATTTTCTTATGCATCCGGATGATAAATATAAAGCGGAATTTGATCGCAAGAAAGCGGAGCTTAAGGATAATAGTGGGGAAGAGATATTAAAAAATATGCAGACGATAGCAGATATCCTACAGAATCCTGTGCCAAATCGAACGATCGAAGAATTTGAAGAGGACCATGAAGATGAATAGACCAGCACCTTTAAGCCAAAGACAACATGAATATTTTATTGAGTGCTTCAAAGGCTGGTTTAATGTAGCAGAGGGGGGCAAACGTGGCGGAAAAAATGTGTTGCAAACGTTGATATTCTGCTCGATGTTAGAAGTTCATCCAAACAAGATTCATTTGGTTGCCGGTGTATCGAATGCAACGGCAAAATTAAATATATTAGATTGTGACGGATATGGTTTGCTGAATTACTTTGAAGGTAGATGCCGGGAGGGAAAATATAAGGATCGTGATTGTGTATATGTACAGACGAAAACGGGCGAAAAAGTTGTACTTGTATCCGGCGGCGGTAAGGATGGAGATGAAAAGCTGATAAAAGGTAACACTTATGGCATGGCATATGTTACCGAAGCAAATGAATGTCATCCTAAGTTTTTGAAGGAGGTATTTGACCGAACACTTTCAAGCTCCGACCGGAAAATCTTTCATGACTTGAATCCGAAAGAGGAAGAGCACTGGTATTATACGGATATCCTTAAGTTCCACGAGACACAGCAGGAAAAAAACTCTAATTATGGATATAATTACGGTCATTTTACGTTGTTGGATAATATGAGCCTGTCGTGTGAAAAGATACGCAAGGTATTAGGAACTTACGATAAAGGTTCCGTTTGGTATAAAAGGGATATTGCAGGAGAAAGAGCGGTAGCAGATGGAATTATCTTCCGGCGATTTGCAGAAAACAATGAACCATACCTGTATGATGAAACAGATCCATTAATGGAGCGAAATGTAAAAGGAAAATTAATTCATAAGCCATCGAAAGTAGTAGTGGGAATTGACTTCGGTGGTAATAAATCCATGACAACAATGGTGTGCACACTATATTTTAACAAGTATCATGATTTACGACCGGCAGAAGAGAAGGGATTGGAGTTGACGCCCGATATTGACGCTGATCGAATATGTCAGGAATTTATTGCGTTCTATAACTTTTGTATTCAAAAATATGAAAAAGTCAATTGGGTATTTCCGGATTCTGCTAGTACAACAATGATCAACAGTTTACGGAGTGCGGCGAGAAAGGTAAACCTTCCATATCGAAATATAGTCGGATGTCGCAAAAATGAGATATCGGAACGCTTGAGAACAATTGATATGTTGCTTACAACAGGTCGGTTAAAAATTAATAGAACGTGTACAAAATTGCGAAAAGCTCTTGGGGGTTTGAAGTGGGACGAAAAGAAGCCAAACATTCCAGAGGATAAGAATATTGGAAACTGCAATGACTGGTACGATGCATTTTGTTACTCATGGATTGATTTTGTAGAATATATCGATTTAGACAGATAGAGGAGGAAAACAATGAGAGATTTTATAGCGACATATTTGGAAAATAAAGGATATGACGTAAATGATAAAGCACAGGGTATCATTAAAGAGTGTGATGATTGGTATGCTAATCGGGTAATTGAAGATTTTCATAAACGGACCACCGTTCATGGGACGCAATTTGAATTTAACAGAATGGGGTTTGCAAAGCGATGTTGTGCTGATGATGCAAATTTGTGTGAAGTGGCAGAGGTTAATGGGGGAAAGGATGTAGATCAGCATAGTTTCTTGGAGAATATTTTACGAAAAAATCAGTTTCTTGCGATGTATCGTAAGCAGATTGAGAATGTATCAGCGAAGGGAACCGCTGCATGCTATGTAAGATTGGACAATGCGGATATTATGGCAGATAACACTGCAAGAGGTGGAGATATCCGCCTTAATTATGTCAATGCAGAAAATTTTGTACCACTTACGGTTGAAAATGATGAAGTCATAGAGGCGGCATTTGCGGGGACGAACTTGATCGGAGGTAAAGTGAGGACTACAGTGGTAGATTTTATTATGGATGCAAATGGTAATTATGTATCAGAGACAAATGTATTTGATGAGTATGGGACTAAATTACCGGAGTGTACTACTGTTGTGCAGCTGGGAAGTGTAAAACCATTTGCTGTCCTGCGTAATGCAGAAGTTAATAATATTGACAATATGCTGGGATATGGATATCCAAAGTTATATGGTGCAATTGCAATATTAAAGGCGGTAGATTTATGTTTCAATGTATTATTTGGCGATTTAGATAAAGCGGATAAACTGGTGTTAGTCAATGAAATCCTATGCAAATTTGATGAGAGTGGAAATCCAATTACACCAAATGATCAGATAAAGAAAACTTTTGTAATGCTTGGAAATGAAAAACTTCCGGATCAGAAAGACCTGGTACAAGAAATTAATCCGGAAATCAGAGTGGATTCTATCACAAAGGCTTTTGAGTTATGCTTATCATTATTGTCAACTATGTTCGGTTACGGGACAAAAAAATACAGCTTCGAGAATGGACAAATCAAGACCGCGACAGAGTATGCTGGGGAGCGACAAGATGCAATGCAGGAGCTTAATAAGCAGCGTACAGAGGCAGAAGGCTATATTAGGGATATTTGTAAAGCAATACTATGGTTTTCTAATACATTTCAAGGTACAAATTGGAATGTGGATGAGGAAATCACAGTGAGTTTTGATGATTCGTATGTTACGGATCGGCAAAGCGAGATGGAAAGCAAACGGGCAGATGCATTATCTTTTAGAGAAATTCCTAAACTCACGATTTGGTATCTGATGGATCGATACAATTTATCGGAAGATGAGGCAGTCAAACTTTACAATGAAGGAAATTTGGAAGATACAGACGATGAGACAGAGGATTAGCCTATGCTGACAGAAAAGCAAATAGAAGTATTGGGAGATAAGTTAACACCGCTTTACCAGAAATTAGAACAGGAGATTATTGCAGATATTGCCCGGCGTGTAAAGAAGACGGGACGATATACAGAGACGGCAGAACTTATGGTTAAGTCACTTATGAATCAAGGTTTTTCACCGCAGAAGATTCAGAGTGAGGTTATGAAGTTAATACGGGCGGACAAAGACTATCAGATGTTTGTGGCTGAAAACACAAAAGAATATAAAGAATATATTGCAGCAGAAGTCAAAGGAATCGTAGAACAAGCTAAAGAGCAGGGAAATGAAGTGATAGCCAGTGCAGGCAATATGTCATTCAATAATGATTTGTCAATGTGGAGACAGGCAGGAAAAACTTTGACTGAGGGGGATGAACTTCATCAAATTGTAAATGCAATGGCATTACAGACAAATAAAGAATTGAGAAACATTACAAAAACAATGGGATTCAAAAATACCGGCTTTTCAGCATTAAAAGATGTTTATCAAAATCAATTAGATTTGGGATTAATAAAACTGACCGGTGGAGCATATTCTTGGCAGCAAGTAGTTAATGATTGTGTGCATAATTTAGCACAGAGTGGCTTAAGAACAATTGATTATAAGAGCGGCCGTAGTATGCAACTGGATACTGCCGTAAGAAATTGTATCAGAACAGCATCTGCACAATTATCCGGTAAGGTAACCATAATGAATATTGAAAAGACGGAGGGAGCATTAGTAGAGGTAAGTTCCCATTGGGGAGCACGTTCAGATGGTTCCTGTGGACAATCGGATCATGCATATTGGCAGGGTAAGGTGTATGCCCTAGATAATGGGAATCACGCAAAAGAAAGCAGACGTTTAGGGTATGTAATTCAGAATTTGGAAGATGTGACCGGATATCCCAATAATCCAGCTGGTTTGCTTGGATATAACTGCCGCCATATGATGTATCCGTTTTTTGAAGGAATATCAGAACCAAATCAGTGGGAACCGGAGCCGGGACCTGTTACGGTAAATGGTAGAAAGTACGATTATTATCATGCAACGCAGAAGCAGCGACAAATGGAGCGTCAGATCAGAGCTACTAAGAGAGAAATCGAAGCACAAAAAGTGCTTGGTGGAGATACTAAGGAGTTGCAGAGCAGGCTTCGCAAGCAGACAGCAGACTATAAGCGGTTCAGTGCGGATGTGGATATCAGACCGAAGAATGAACGGCTTAGAGTTGTGCCGGGGAGCAGTGATTTAAATAAGACAAAAACAATGAAATGGATTTCGGATCAGTATCGTGGTTATACTGCATCTATTCCTAAAACATGGGAAAAGATTGAGTTTGTAGATGGAGAAAAATTATTAGGGACAAATCCTAAATTTATAGCAAATCCATTACCATATGACAAACAGGCTATTAAGTATAGTAATAATTGTGTTAATTCAACAATTGCTTATGAAATGAGATGCCGAGATTATAAAGTTATTGCTGGTAAATCTAATTCAGTGTTGCGAAATAAGCCAGAGCTTGCATGGGAGAATATAGAACCAATTACTTTTAATAAAGTTGCATTTGATGAAATTGAGCAACAGATGAAAGAGTGGGGGGATGGAGCGAGAGCTTGTATTTGTCTGAAGAATACAGAGAATAACAGAGGACATGCTATAGTTGTAGAAAATGTGAATGGGAAAATAGAGTTTCTTGACGTGCAAAAAGGGAAATATTATAATAAAAAAGAAGCAGAGATATTGGGATATAATGACACATTATTTTTTAGAATAGATAATGCGACTATATCAACTAGGGGCATTAATGCATGTGAAAAGGAGTGATTTTGTGGTTGAATTTAAAGAAGCATGTGAGATTGCAACTAAATTTTTTTTAGAAAATGATTATGCAAGCATCGATGAAGCAAAGGATGCAAGCGATAAGTGGCTTTTTTCACCTAAATGTAAAAAAACATGCTATGGAGTGTCATATATATGTGTGCCCAAAAACGGAGATGAACCATATTTGTTCAATCCTACGGGGATGGATAACATACTTATGTGGAAGAATGCTAAAATTGTTTCAGTATAAGGGTTGAGTTGAAGCTAGAGGACATCAAGAGAATATTGTAACAGGCAATTATTAATTTGTTTTTATATAGTATATAGTGTATCATGAAATCATGAATAACAATATGAATTATGCATGGTACAAATGTCCGGGATGTGGAAAGAAAATGTTCAAAGTAAGACCTGACACAGTTTTAAGAAAATTCCCCGGATACTGTAAAAGATGTAAAAAAGAATATTTGATCACGCTAGAGCCTAGAGCCGAGTAGTAACATCTTGAGAGATCAAGTGATTACTACTCGGCTTTTTTGCTGTAAAACAGTTTAGGTGTAAAGATTCCCATATCGCAGAAAGTGCGATTCAAAAATATTTTAGGAGGACAGAATGAAGAATATCTTTGAAATCATGAAAGAGTACGGTTTAGAAGTGCCGGAAGATAAAAGAAAGGAGTTTGAGAAATCTGTACTGGAAAACTATAAAACGGTCACAGATTATGAGAACCAGTCGGAGAAACTTGCTAAGGCAAATGAGACATTAAAAGCAAATGACGAAGCCATGAAAGATTTGCAGGGTAAATTAGACGAGTTTAAAGATGCTGATGTGTCCGGTTTGAATCAGAGGATCAAAGAGTTGGAGGATTCCAAAAAAGCAATTGAATCTGATTACGAAGAAAAACTGGCAAACCGTGATTTTAACGATGCTTTAAAAGAAAATATTATCGCAGCTAACGGCAAGAATGTGAAAGCGATTACTGCGTTATTGGATTTAGAAGCATTAAAGGAATCAAAGAATCAAAAAGAAGATATTGCTGAAGCGTTGAAGAAATTAGCGGAAGCAGAAGACAGCAAAATGCTTTTTGGAAAGCCAGAACCGGATGTTGTAAGAACAGGCAACTTGATCGGTGCAGTGCATGGAAACAATGTTGACGCTGAAGATGCAAAAATGAGAGCAGTTATGGGATTGCCACCGTTAGCAACTAACAAAGAACAGAAATAAGGAGGGAAAGGAATGCCAAATAACATTCAATTAGCTAAAAACTATATTAACAATCTTGATGAAGTTTACAGGCTTGCATCTGTAACATCAGATCTGACTTCTGATGCGACTATGTGTAAAGCGGGTGCAAATGCAAATGAGATCATTTATCCGCAGATTACCGTAACGGGTCTTGGCGATTATAACAGAAATAGTGGTTATACATCTGGTGCGGTAGATTTACAGTGGAAAACTGCTGCATTTAATTATGACAGAGGTACAAAGATTTCAGTAGATGTTATGGACAATGAGGAATCAAGAAATCTTGCTTTCGGAATGGCAGGAGCAGAACTGATGCGTCAGAAAGCAGCACCGGAAGCAGATGCATTTACATTTGCTAAGATTGCAGCCTTGGATGGAATCTCTACGGAGACAGGGGTCATTAGCGGCGCATCAGACTTTTTAGAAGCATTACTTACTGCATGGAGTGAGATGGATGAGGATGAAGTACCACAGGAAGACAGATTGTTATATGCGACACCGACGCTGTTAAACAGTGTTATTTCTCTTGACACCACAAAATCAAGAGAAATCCTTACAAAGTTTGCTGCGAAGAAGAGTGTTCCACAGGCGAGATTCTATACAGCAATTGATTTATTGGATGGTAGAACACCAGGAGAGGAACTTGGACATTACCAGAAAGCTACGGCGAAGTATGTGAAAACGGAAGATACATCTATTGTAAGTGGCAAGACCTATTACACAAAGAACGAAGAAGTGTATACCGTGGTTGAAAGTCCAGCAGTAGGAAGTGTTGGTACATATTATGAGAAGGTATCTGCGGCAGGAGAGGATATCAACTTTATGATCATTCATAAACCGGCGATCATTAAATTTGATAAGCATGTAGCACATGATATCATTCCAGCAGCAAGTAATCCGAATGCAGATTCAGATATTTTAAAATATCGTAAATATGGTCTGGTAGATGGTTACAAAAATAAACGTGCCGGAATTTATCTTCATAAAAAAGGCTAAGGAGGTTTGCGTATGAGAACGGTAGGTTTGGGATCAGATTTGAAAAGTAGAGATCAGTCCGTAGAATTGGAACATGAGAATGAGAAGTTGAAAGCGGAAGTTGCAAAGCTGACAGGAGAAAATAAAAAGTTAAAAGCGGAAGTTGCAAAGCTGAAAAAAGTTTAAAGAGGAGGGAGCAGTAATGTCTTATATTGATTGGGGGTATTACAGCTCCCATTTTCCAAAACTGACAGAGGAAGAGTTTGATGCAGCACTTGCTGGAGCGGAAGTGAAAGTGGAGATTTATACGCATTTCCGTTCACGGACAGCCACCGGCTACAAACTTGAACAGGTAAAAGCAGCGGTTGCAAATTTGATCAATACTATGGCAGATCAGAACAGCGTGGGAGCTGGATCTGGTGTGACATCAACCAGTAATGATGGGTACTCGGAAAGCTATGCTAATGTAACGAAAGAGCAGGTGGAAGAGGAACTACGCAGCGTATGTTTCCAGTGGCTTTCAGGCACTGGACTGATGGGGTGCCTATGATGGGAATTTTCACTGATACAATCACAGTTTATAACCATCTGCCGGATGACCGATATCAGCGCACGGTGATTAAAGGTGTGATGGTTACTGGAAAGACGGTAAAAACCGTGGCGGCGGATGGAAAAGTAAATCTTGCAACGACCGTGAATGTTACAATTCCAGAAGCAGCATTGTGCGACAGAAAATATCTTCAAAAGCACGACTTCCGCAGGCTAGCAGACACATCGGAATATTGGACACTGGATGAGGCTGGAAATTTGGACGTGATTGTGCAGGGCGAGGTTACGACCGAAATCACGGATGAGTACAGAATCAAGCATCTCCGCACTGATTATGACTGCGTGACAGTGGCGAGTGTATCCGACAACCGGAATAAGCCCCGATTGAAACATATAAAGGTGGTGTGTAAATAGTGAGCGAGGAACAGGTATTTGAATTTATGTTGAAAACCGTTCACATGAATACTGCTGAAATTATAAGAAAACGGGGACTGGAAAGCGGCGGAAAGGTACAGCAGTTTATTGACAGTGAAGTGTTGAGAAGGTGTCAGGAGTATGTTCCTATGGATACAGGAGAGTTGATAAGAAGTGGAGTCATAAATACACAGATCGGTAGTGGTGAGGTTGTTTATGAGACACCGTATTCCAGACGATGGTATTACCGTGAGGCCATATTCCAAGGAGCACCTAAGCGTGGGACATATTGGTTTGAGCGGATGAAAAATGATGGTGGAAAAGATGCAATCCTAAGAGGAGTAAAAGGAATTGTAGGAGGAAGTTAGTTGACAGTAAGTAAATCAATTTCGGAATGGCTAAAAGGCTATGCTATGAAAGCGGTTAAAGTCAGTACGGATCAGGTAGGAGAAGGTGCTGATTCATTAGGGATTTTTAAAAGTCCTAATAGAGAGACAGAAGAATATAACGATAATTCGTATAAAATTAGTGAACATTATCAGCTGTTCGTAGTCCGGGAAGGTCAGGAACAAAGAGACAGAGAAGATAATGATGAGTGGTTAGAGAATTTTGCTTATTGGGTAGATGATTGTCAATATAATCAGGATTTTCCTAAATTAGATAATAACAGGGAATGTACGGATATTGAATTATCGGGAACACCGTATATGTTTGAAGCCAAAGAAAATAATACAGCATTATATCAAATCTCATTAAAAATCACATACATCAGAACAAGGGAGGTAAATGGAGCATGGTAAAAAAACATCAGATTGCATTAATGCTAAATAAAGGAACATCTACAAGTCCGGTATGGACTCGCATTAAAAAATCTACGGAACTTACAATCTCGATGAATCCGGAGACGGAAGAAAATGATTATATTGCAGATGAGTCACCGACCACAGAACTTAAAAATTATAAGCCAAGTATCGATCAGGATTTAACGATGATGAAGGGTGAAGATGACTATGAGATGATGTTTCCATACTTTTATGAACAGAGAGTTGGAAGCGAGGCACATATCGAATGTATGGTAGTTTTTAAGCAGGAGCCGGAAACAGCAGGGGGATATAAAGCCTGGAAAACAGATGCTATTGTGTCTGTAAAAGACTTAAATGCCGTAGAGTCTAAATTGAATTTCCAAATCGCGTTTGGCGGTACCATTGAAAAAGGAACGGCAACGAATAGTGATGGTGCTATTACTTTTACACCAAAAGAATCTTAAAGCAGGAGGATAGGACATGGAATATACATTGATTTATAAAGAACGGGCGTATGATCTGCCGAAGTTTACGAAGAGAATCCGAAAAGAGATTGAGCAGATAAATGGCAATAATATGAGCAGCGGATTAGACATTGATAAAAAGACAAAGGGTATGTACTTATTCATTAAGGATAAAATTGGAGAAGACGCATGTTTGGAGATCTTTGAGACCGCTGACTTAGAAGAGATAGATATTAATGAGCTTTCATTAGTATATCTCGGAATCTGTGAAGGTTATGACAGACCAATGCATGAACATACCAAAAATACGAGTGCTTTTGACAGTATAAGTGATGATGATCGTAAGTTGATCTTAGAGGTTTTAAAGAATGCCGGAAATTTGCAGAATCTTACAAAGAATGCGGCTTTTAGACCGCCAGTAAGAAACTTATGATAAGTTTTGCAGAGGCTTTTCCAAATACAGTAATAGTAAATGGTAAAGCCTATGCTATATATACAGATTTCCGAGTATGGATGCGTTTTTGTTTAGAGTTTGAAGCATTTAGAGATGGTGGATATGAGGGTGTAATGGATATTAGCTATTTATTTAAGAATCTATTACCTGAATTTGAGAAACCAGAAGATTATCAGACAATTATTGATTTTGCATATCCGCAAAATGTAGTTCCGCGAGGAATTCAAGATGTGGAAGAGCGAATTTTAGACTTTAGAATTGATTCAGATTATATTTACAGTGCATTTATGCAGGACTATAAGATTGATCTATGCGAGGCAAAGATGCATTGGCATAAGTTTAAAGCTCTTCTGAATGGAATCAGCGAAAATACGAGATTATGTCAGATTATGGGTTATCGTTCTTATACTGGAGAACAGGTAGAGAACCACGATAAGATTTATAAAAAGTTAAAAAATGCTTGGGAACTTCCCAAAAAACTTACTGAAGAAGAAAAACATCAAAATGAAGAGTTTGAGAGGTATTTTAGTTGAGCCAGAGCCATAGAGCTTGAGCCTTTGAAAAGAGGTGAGAGAGTATGGCAGATGGTAGGTTGATATTTGATACTGTATTAAACAGTGATGGTGTCGAAAAAGGGGTAAACAGCTTAAGCGGGGGACTGAAAAAAGCGGCTTCTGCTAGTCTGAAAGCATTTACAGCTGCAACCGCAGCGGCAGCTACAAGTGTGGTGGTGTTAGGAACAAATGCCGTAAAAAGTTACGCTGAATATGAGCAGTTAGTTGGTGGTGTTGAGACATTATTTAAAGATAGTCAGGGAATTGTAATGGACTATGCAAATAACGCTTATAAGACTGCCGGTTTATCAGCAAACGAGTATATGAATACGGTTACCAGCTTTTCCGCATCTCTTCTACAGAGCTTGGATGGAGATACTACAGCAGCAGCCGAAAAGGCTAATGTTGCGATAACAGATATGTCCGATAATGCCAATAAAATGGGCACGAATATGCAGGATATACAGAATGCATATCAGGGATTTGCCAAACAGAATTACACCATGTTGGATAATCTTAAACTCGGTTATGGTGGAACAAAAGAAGAGATGTCAAGGCTTCTGGAAGAAGCTTCTAAAATCTCCGGCATTAAGTATGATATATCGTCTTATGCGGATATCATAGATGCCATTCATGTAGTACAGGAAGAGATGGACATTACAGGCACAACAGCAAAAGAAGCAAGTACAACGATTGAAGGCTCTGTTAATATGACAAAGTCTGCATGGAGTAATCTGGTTACGGGAATTGCGGACGATAACCAAGATTTTAATGTTCTTGTAGATAATTTTGTGACCAGTGCATCAACGGCCGCCACCAATATTCTCCCGCGTATTGAAATTGCAATTAATGGTATAGGTACGCTCATTGAAACGTTGCTGCCGATAATTGTAAACAGAATTCCAGAGATTATTAATACAGTATTACCGAAATTAATAACTTCAGGAATGAATATGCTACAGGCAATTGTTACCGGTCTTCAGCAAAATCTCCCCCAAATAGCAACGGGAGTAATGCTGATCATGAGTCAATTTGTTACAACCTTTATTCAAATGTTACCGCAGATTATCGAAATGGGTTTGCAACTCATTGTTCAGTTGGCATTAGGAATTGCACAGGCACTGCCAACGTTAGTACCAACTATCGTAGAAGTGATGCTTCAGATAGTAAACACATTGATAGATAACATTGATATGCTTGCAGATGCGGCAATTCAAATCATCATAGCATTGGCACAGGGGTTGATTGCATCATTACCTATACTAATAGAAAAGGCTCCGATTCTGATCTCAAAATTGTGTGAGGCAATTATCAACTGTGCTGGAACATTGGGGAAAGGTGCAGCGGAATTGATTTTAAAATTAGGAGCAGGGTTAATTCAGAATATTCCGGTGTTAGTAAAAAATGTACCCCAAATTGTTAATGCTGTACTAGATGCATTGAAACTTGGTTTTGAAGCGGTTATGGAAATTGGAGGAAATCTTGTCATAGGATTATGGAATGGAATTAATGATAAAGTAGGCTGGATCGTAGACAAGGTAAAAGGGTTTGGTGGCGATGTGCTTGGTGCAATAAAAAAGGCGTTTGACATTAATTCACCGTCCAGAAAGTTCAGGTGGATTGGACAGATGTGTGTCGAAGGATTTGAACAGCCATTAGAGGAGTACAATCCGTATGATACGTTAGGAAATTCCATACAGGCTAATGAAAAAGTCATGCAGATGAATTTCGCCGGCAGCAGAAATATTACAACGGACAGATTCGATTATAAGAAATTAGGAAGAGCAACAGCGGATGCGATCGGAAAGTCGGGATTGAAGATAACCATTGATGATAGAGAACTTGGAAGAATTGTGAAGGGGTATAATTAATACATGAGAATTTATTATTTAAATAGTATTGGAAAAAGAATAGATTTAGACCGATATCCCTGTAAGATGTTAGCGGATATGGAATTATTCAATTATGAATGGGATTATAGTACGCAAAACATTAATCAAAATAAGGTTCGTAAATTTTACAAAAAGCTATCAGAAAAGGAATTCCAAATTGCAATAGTAGGAGGAAACTCTAAAGATCATGCGGCTGTCAAAGAGGAACTGCTAAAGACGTTTGATTATGATGTGGCAAGTCAAACGGCAGGAAGACTTTATATTGGAGAATATTTTATAGAGTGCTTCATAATCAAGAGTCAGAAGTCCGATTGGAATAGGAAGGTATCACATCTTGAGTGTAGTATCTTGTGCGAGAATCCAGTTTGGAGAAGGGAAGAGAAATATTCTTTTGGAGGGGCAACCAATCCAGCGTATAGTACAGACGGATTAGAGTATCCATATGATTTTACATATGATTTTGCAGGTCTTGGAGAAAGCTGTTTTATTAGTAATGAAGGTTATACCGGTGCTGATTTTGAATTTGTGATTTATGGGGCCTGTGAAAATCCTGTTATCAGTATTGGGTTTCAAACGTATGCTGTTTATACTACATTGGAAACAGGAGAGTATATCATTATTAATTCGGTTATGAAAAAGATTTATAAGGTGAAAAACAATGGGGAACGTGTAAATCTTTTTCATTTACGCGATAAAACATTTGACATTTTCAAAAAAATCCCACCTGGTATAAGTACAGCAGCATGGAGTGGAGCCTTTGGGTTTGATCTGACATTGTACATAGAGAGGAGTGAGCCACCTTGGATTTAATATATACTGATAAAAAAAGAAGAGATGTGGGTGTCATTACTTCTTATGAACTGGATATGGCTTTTGGTAAGGACGAAAACGACTTTTTGTTAAAAGTGGATTTAGAAGAACATTGCTGTGAGGCAGGGGCATTTGTTTACTTTCAGGATACGGAGTATGGCGGAATTATTGATAAAATATGCCCGAATACAAAAACATCTACAGTAGGTTATGAAGGAAGAACATGGCATGGAATCTTAAACAGCAAAGTTATAGTACCAGATGTTGGAGAGGATTATTTTACCGTGTCAGGAGAAGCTAATCAGATATTGCATGTACTTATTTCAAGAGTTGGTTTAGAGGATCTGTTTTCCGTTACCACAAGTGATTCCGGTGTAACTATAGACTATCAATTTGCGAGGTATGTCTTTCTATATGATTCCATTAGAGATATGCTTTATGAAAATTCAGCAAAACTCCAAATGAGTTATGATGGTTCCAAGGTTGTTTTATCAGTGGTTCCACTTGTGGATTATAGTGAGGACGAAGAATGGGATAAGACCCAAATGGATTTTAGTATTGAAAAAGATTATCATCCAATAAATCATTTGATATGTCTTGGTACAGGAAATTTAAGAAATCGTCATGTAATACATCTGTTCAGTGATGAAAACGGCGGAATACAACCATATGCTGTTGTTAAAAATCCGTATTGTAATGAGCATTACATATTAGACGAGAGTAAAAGACTCTTAACCGGATCTGATGAGAGGATATCCGTTTATGATTATAGTAACGCGCAGGACACGATTAATTATGTACTGATGACAAAAAGACCGGAGAACTGGGGGAGCACTTATACAAATTATTACTATCAGGAGGAGGGAGAATTTAAAAAGCTAGAAAAGAGTTGCGATAATTTTTATAGTGTTCTCACTGCACAACCTTCAGATTGGTCAAAAAATTTTTCTAAATATTATGTTTCAAATAGCGGAAAGTATTTAAATGTAGAAGGTATAGCTACAGTTAGTTATGAGAAGCAGACAAGGAAGCCTTCTGATTGGAATAAAAACTATAAAAATTATTATTACTATTGGTCTGATGGCGTAACTGCTGAGTACAAAAATGTGGAAGGAATTACGAAAGATAAATACGAGCATCAGACGATGAAACCGTCTGATTGGAAAACAAATTATCAAAATTATTATAGGAATGATCCGGTCTATGGCTTCGCATATGAGAAGGTAACTAGGCAAGCTGATGGAACTTATAGAAAAGAAATGATAATAGAAAGGGAGAAAAGGGCAGAAGGAGTTGCCGGAACGGGTGCTTTCAGTAAAAAGAGTGATTTTGTTTATAAAGGAAGAGTGGTCATTAAAAACAATTATTTGAAAATAGCGGATGCGAAATGTCCTAAATGGAAACCGAGGAGATTTTATACAAAGCTGTCTGTAAATCGGAAGGAAGAGTGGAAAAAGAACTATTATTATACAAAAAAAGAAACGACTTCTGCACCGACATTTGAAAATAACAAGTATTATCAACTACTATCATCTGTCGAACTTATTCCAAGCTGGGTTTTAAATACTTACTATCAGAAATTTACAGATAGCTATGCGGATCTGGTTGCAAATGGAATAAAAAAATTCAAGGAACTTTCCGATAAAGATAAAATTTCTACGGCACTTTCATCGGATATTGAGTACGATATTGGAGATATTGTTGGAGCTGCTGAGAACATAACGAATATAAGTGTTTGGAAAGTAATTACAAAAAAGATTTTAAAAATTAAAGGAAATGAAGAAACAATAACATATGAGATAGGAGAGTGATTCTAATGGGCATGAAAATTGTTACGGGAAGAACAGGTGCGGCACACGTCACATCAGCAGATGATGGAGCGAGAAATGCGGGGATAATAGGCACAGGTAAGTACATATTTAATATCGGGAATAAATTTGCATATGAGATCATATCGAATAATCTTATTAGAGTTAAGGACGGATATGGTATTAATCAGGGCAGACAGTTTGGCATTGAACATGCTGACTATGAGGAATGTGAGATTGATAATGGTTTACAGGGAGTTAAGAGAACGGATCTTATTGTTGCTAAATATAAAAGAGATTCACTTACCGGCTTAGAATCTGTAACTATTGCAGTTATAAAGGGAACTAGCGGTGACAATTATACTGATCCGGAATATGTAGAAGGTAATATCCTTAATGGAGATGACGAGGATGATTTTTTACTCTACAGAGTAAAAATTAACGGTCTTGCTATTGAAAAAGTTGAGACAATGTTTAATACGCTTCTTGATGTGAAGAGCATTTATGATAAGCTGGTGGTTGTTAATAATTTAGCAGCGGCCGCTGTCCCTAATTCAAAGATTACACAGAGCAGTGCTGTTACGGCTTCCGGATATGTACTGGATGCAAGGGAAAAAAATGCTAGTATCAGCGGGACACTTGCATATATGCTAAATAATTTCAGTACTAAAATTGATTTGCTTTGGAGTAATAATGGCAGTAATTTTGTCAAACCAGATAATGCACTTGTAAGGCAGAGTCTTGTTAGTGTTCGGAATTTTGATAACGAATTATATGATGCTTTTATTATCATGTACGGTCAAGGCCAGCTTGTCGGGATAAGAAATTATAACGGTGCACTCTGTTATTTAATTCAGTTTTTGAATTTAACAAAACCTGAAGATAATGTTTATATAGCATTTAGAGAGGTCAAAGTCGAGCGTACGGTGGAAGATATTGGAAATCGCAAATTATATGTATCATCCATCTATGTTTATGGCTGCCAACATAGAAGTGTCGTGTCTGGCGGTTCTTTAGCGATTAATAATAACAATAGTATTCCGTATAAAATTTATGGAATCAGAAAATAGGAGGTAGAAATCATGGAATTTGTTAAAGCAAATGGCGCAGAGTACGCCTGTAGATCAGTAGCCACAGGAATTAGCAGCATTACATTTTCGATGGAAGGACAGGAATTAGCAGACGTTGAGAAAGCCTTTCGACCGGTCACAGAGCTTACCGTGGCAGGCGAGGATAAGAAAATTTACGGTACATATAAGAACCTGTCTTTTGAATCCGCAACCGTCTATGAGGACGGCAGTACTATGGTGACCATGCACATTAAATCAGACACAGAAATTCGTTTAGAAAGTCTTGAACAGACACAGGCAGAACAGGACGAGGTCTTGGCAGAATTGTTAGGAGGTGAAGCATAATGAGTAATTCAGCGAAAAACATCATGCTCCGTGTCATCCGCCGGAGAATGGCAGAGGGCGAAGAACTTGAGGATATCTTAGCCGGTTATCCCAAGCTGACGGATGCAGAGAAAGAAGAATTAAGAGCAGCGATCACAGATTAGAGCCTAAGCGCCTTGTATCAGAAGATACAGGGCGTTTTTGTATAAAAAGAAGAAAGGAAGTGTTAAAATGGCAAAATTATTCAACTTTATCAGCGTATGTGGTGGAATCTTAGGAGGTCTGCTGGCATATTTCCTTGGAGGTTGGGATGTGCTGTTAAAGACCATCGTGTTTTTAGCAGTGGCTGACTATGTGACCGGACTTATCAAAGCAGTTTATTTAAAACAGCTTAGTTCAGAGGTGGGTTACAAAGGACTTTTGAAAAAGATTCTGATGTTTATCATCATTGCGGTAGCATTTGAGATCCAGAAGTTTTTAAATCATGCAGTGGCACTTAGAGAAATTGTGATCACATTCTATGTGTGCAACGAAGGCATCAGCCTGTTAGAGAATGCAGCAGAGTTTATTCCGATTCCGGAAAAGTTGAAAGAGGTATTAATTCAGTTAAGAGACAAGGAGGAACAGTAATGAAGGTATCAGAAAAAGGATTGGCAATTATCAAAAAATATGAGGGATGTCGGTTAACGGCATATGTTTGCCCGGCAGGAAAGTTGACGATCGGTTACGGTCATACAAAGGGAGTTAAAAAAGGTCAGAAAATCACTCAGTCACAGGCTGACGCTTATCTGCGTGAGGATGTGGCAAGTGCCGAGAAAGCGGTTAATGCTATAAAAAAAGGATTTAATCAGAACCAGTTCGATGCTCTGGTGTCCTTTACATATAACTGCGGAGCAGGCAACTTAAAAACACTCTGTAAGGGTAGAAGCGTAGAGCAGATTGGAGATAAAATTGTTCTCTATAATAAAGCAAATGGAAAGAAATTGAATGGACTGGTGAGACGGAGGGAAGAAGAGCAGAGATTATATCAGACTTCGTGCGGAGCCGCCCAGCCGGTTCAGACTGCAAAAACAAATACAGGAATGCAGACTATCCGAAAGGGCAGCAAGGGTGAAAATGTAAGAAAGCTGCAGCAGGCATTGCTTGCCCAGAAGTTTAAGTCCTGTGAGATTAACGGTAAGAAAAAATACTTAGCAGCAGACGGAGATTTTGGAGTAATCACCGAAAAAATCTTAAGGAGATGGCAGTCTTATAAAGGATTAAAAGTGGATGGAGTCTGCGGACCGAAAACATGGACGAGCCTTGGGTATTAAACCATGAAAATCCGTGTTGCATTTCGTGTTGCATTTGCACGAAAAATTGTGATATAATAGGTCAAAACATAGCGGAGGGGGACAAAAAGCAAAATCAAAGAACCCAGTAAATATCAATGTTTCCGATAAATACTAGGTTGCAGTGGATATGGTTTAAAAGGGTTCGAATCCCCCTCTCGCTACTATAAAACCCTTGAGAAATCAAGGGTTTCAGACTGTAGACAAAGACCTCGGCATTCCGCCGAGGATTTTTCTTTGAAAGAGGCTAAAAGTCAGTATTTTCAAGACTTTTAAGCCTCTTTT